GTCATTATATTCCTCGTAAATTGATGACATCAAGAACAATAATGAGAGAGGTAACTGAATCAAGATTTGATCAGGCGTTTCCTCTTGAAGCATACTTAATGAATGTAGACGGATATGCTGGACAGGGAGATATACTTACAAAATTTGGTGTTAGAGTTACAACCGAGGCAACATTTGTAATCTCTAGAGAGAGATTTGAGGAATCAGTTGCACCATTTCTAGAAAAACAAGAGGATGATTATGAGATATCGAATCGTCCAAGAGAGGGGGATTTATTATTCTCTCCTTTAGGAAGTAAATTATTTGAGATTAAATATGTTGAATTTGAAAAACCAAACTATCAATTAAGAAAGAATTATACATATCAACTTACATGTGAAGTCTTTGAATATGAGGATGAAGTCATTGATACAAACGTTGAAAAAATTGATAGAGTTGTTCAGACAGATGGATATGCTGCGAGACTTATATTATCAGGTGTTGGTGCAACTGCGACTGCAAATACAACTCTTAACTTTGGTGCAGTTCAACAAATATTTGTACAGAATGATGGTTACGGATATCTCACTGCACCTACTGTTTCAATCAGCACATCACCTGGCGTAGACGCAACTGCGGTTGCAATCATGACATCTCGTTCTGGTATCGGGACTGCTAAATCTATTGATAAAATTCTTTTAATCAATCCTGGCAGTGGATATATCGGAATACCCACTGTAACCGTGCCAGGCACTGGTATAGCGACTGCTGGCATCACATCTCTAGGTTCAGTAGGTATTGTTACAATTACGTCTGGTGGTTCTGGTTACACCACAACACCAAATATTGCAATTACTACCGCACCATCAGGAGGAACAGATGCAACTGCTGAGGCAGTCATGGTTGGCGGAACGATTAGTGCAATCAGAATCAGTAACGCTGGTAGTGGATATACAACTGCACCAACAATTACAATCGGTGCTGCAACATCAATAGGAGATGGTAATTATATCTTCAATGAAACAGTTCAAGTTTCCTCTGATTCTTCAGAAACTGCAAGAGTCAAAGTATGGGATGCAGATTCTAGAACTCTCGATGTTGGTATGTTAACGAAGATGCAATTCCAAGTTGGTGAGAAGATAAAAGGATTAGAGTCTGGCGCAGAATATGTGATTCTCTCCGTAAGTTATGACCAACCAAATGATTATCCAAATGAGGAGTATGGTGCGAATCAATATAACGATAATGCAAACTTTGAATCTGAAGCGGATGCGATTCTAGACTTCTCTGAGGGCAATCCGTTCGGAACATTCTAAATAGTTAGAAAGCTTTGATATGTTAGGTACTTATTTCTATCATGAGATATTAAGAAAGACAGTTATCGGTTTCGGTACTCTCTTTAATAATATTAACATTCGACACAAGGATGCGAGTGGGACAAATTTTAGTGTCATGAAAGTGCCATTGGCCTATGGCCCAATGCAAAAATTCTTGGCAAGAATTCAACAACAACCAGAATTAGAAAGAGAGATTGCAATAACTCTTCCCAGATTATCTTTTGAGATGCAGGGAATACAATATGATCCAACTCGTAAGACTGGAATCGCACAGACTTTTCTTGCAAAAGGTGGAACAACTGCAAAGAAAGTTTATATGCCTGTTCCATATAATGTTTCATTTGAACTTAGTATCATGTCTAAGTTGAGTGATGATGCATTACAGATATTAGAACAAATTGTACCTTACTTTCAACCATCATTTAACATTACAATTAATTTAATAGATTCGATTGGTGAGAAAAAAGATATACCGATTGTTTTAGAAAGTATTAATTATAGTGACCAGTATGAGGGAAGTTTTGAGACTCGTAGAACAATCGTTTACACTTTAGGATTTACTGCAAAAACTTACTTATTCGGCCCTGTTGCAGATGATCCAGCAGGTCTTATCAAGAAAGTTGATGTTGATTACTATGGTAGTACAAACATTAAAACTGCGAAGAGAGTTCAGAGATATAGTGCAACACCACTTGCTAAACAAAATTATGATGATGATACAGCAACAGTTCTTGATGGTGCAATCTCTGAGAAGGTCACAACCTTCAAGGTAAGTGCGACTACTGATTTGGCTGCGAATCAAAGAATCATTATCGATACTGAAATCATGAAGATTAGAAGTATTAGTGGTCAGAACGTAACTGTATTCCGTGCTCATGACAATACAATTGCTGCAAAACACGAACACAATGCGAGTATTGGTGTTCTCAGTTCTACTGATAATGCATCAATTGAGTTTGGTGATGATTTTGGATTTGATGAAATGTCATCATTCTTTAGTGATGGTAAGGAGTTCAGTCCTTCACAAGGTATAGACATCTAGGAGAGTTATGAAAAATTTTGATTCTATCGAGGAAGCACTTAACGTTGATACAGAGGTCGTTGAAAACGATAAGATTGAACCTCGAAAGAATCAACTGAAAAAGAGTGATCAAAACGACTCTGAAAAAGACTATGAATATAGTCGTGCAAATTTATATTCTCTAGTTGAGAAAGGTCAGGAAGCAGTGAATGGTATATTGGAATTAGCACAAGAATCAGATTCTGCAAGAGCGTATGAAGTCGCTGCAACTACAATCAAAGCAGTTGCAGATACAACAGACAAACTTATTGACTTACAACAGAAGATGAAGGATCTTGAACAAGATCCAAACAAAGGGCCTACTAATGTTACAAATGCATTATTTGTAGGTTCAACAGCGGAGTTATCAAAATTAATCAAGAATCAAAATAAAGATGATAAATGAAATCTCCAGAACTCACAGAATTTTTTAGTCTTTTAGGAAAGGCCAAGAAAGAAAAGAAAGAGGAGTTTGATAATCTTCTCAAGGAAGCAGACATCAATCTTGATGTCTTAACTTCGACTGTGGTTACTGGAATTAAGGAAGCAAAAGTAAATATAAAGAAACAAAAGAAGAAAGAAGAAAAATTAATTGAACAGTTAGATTCGATAATAGATGTAATTGAAAATCCAAAAGAAGTCAAGGACATCACAGAACCAGCAGTGACTGTTGGAGTGCCTGAAGATTTTGACGTGTCTTCTTTAGAGGATGCTGATGATAATCCATCATTTGAAGTTGTTGATTTAATCAAACCAGAACCGATTAAAACACCAAAGATAAGTGATACTGTTGCACAGGCAATCAAATTCATTGAAGAGACAAATATTAAAGAAGAAGTTGAAAACGCAGATGAGACAAGTGTAGATAATCTCAAGGCAGAAATCAAACAAGTTAGAGATATATTATATAAGGTTCTTGCACACGGGCCAGGATCTGGTGAAGTTAATCTTTTAAAGCTTGATGATGTTGATGAAGATAGTGCAAAGGTAGATGGCAAGGTTCTCCAATATCAAGCATCAAGTGGTAAATTTATAGGTGGTTCTGCTTCAGGGATTGGAACACAAGATAGTCTGAATACATCAGGAATCATCACTGCTTCTCAGTTCTCAGGATTCAGTCATCTAATAGCACCACACGCATCAACCAAGACAATCACAGTCAAGGTTGCGAGTAAGATAGATGGGGAACACAGATATTATGGAAGTGGAAGTAGTTTAGGATATATTTTAGATAATGTTCAATCACCATTTCTCACACTCACACCTGGCAGAACATATCGTTTTGATGTATCAGACAGTTCAAATAGTGGTCATCCATTTCGATTCTATCTTGACGCTGGGAAATCAACTGCATATACAACAGGAGTTACAGTAGGGTCAGGTTATGTTGATTTAGAAGTTACAGATTCTACACCTACAATTCTTCACTATCAGTGTTCTTCTCATGGATACATGGGAAATGCGATACAGGTAAATTCAAGTAACGCAATCAAGTTAAACAGTCAGGATGCATCATATTATCTAAACTACAATAATTTTTCAAACACTCCAACCATACCGTCAAACAATAATCAGTTGACGAATGGTGCTGGATATATTACAACCTCATTTACTAATACTAATCAACTCACA